ACTCCATGTAGAACCAAATGGAGTGAATGTGCCTAACGCTGTATTTCCAGTTGGTGTAATTATGTTGTTGAAATTACTTTCATCAACAAACACTTTTGTATTTGAAGATGAATTTGTTTGTGTTGTCAACAATACTGTGTTGGCCACAGGTGTCAGTGGTGCCCAAGTAGGAACAAAAGGTGTTGTGTATAATGCGGTGCCTTTAACAATTCGTAAATTAGACATATAACCATTAAAAAAGGCACTTGCTCCGGTACGAGAACCTATAATTAGTGAAGTACCTCCGTCTGTAAGGTTTGCATTAGCACTCGCATCTAGTGTTCCGTTAACAAATAAACGTGTAGTTGTTCCATTATAACTTAGCGCAATATGATACCAGGTATTAGTAGTTACCACAGTAGTGCCTGTTACTACAGTACTAGAACCATATAAAGAAATTTGATTTGATCCGTTTTTATAAAATGTATATCCTGGACCACTTGGAGCACTAAAACGTTCAACTAAAACTTGTTCACCCGACAAATTATTCCAATATACCCAAAATTCAATTGTATAACTTCTAGCACTTAAAGAAAAATCAGAATTATTTGCAATACTTAAATAATCTCCAGTGCCATCAAAGTATGCTGATCCTTCATTGCCAACTAAATCAACTGTTGTTGTGTTTGCAAAAGGTCCGTTTCTTGATGGCCCTGCATTACCGGTTGTAGTTATCGTAAATGCATTGGTTGATTTGTCAATTACCGTGTTTGCTTGACAGGTCAATAAGCTGGTGTTGGCAATTGCTGTTAGTGGCTCAGTTGGCACAGTTAATGTGGATCCTGTATATAATGCGGTGCCTTTAATTATACGAAGGTTACTAATATATCCGGTCATCAAACGAGCAGATGATGTAGAGCCACCTACAATTAAGCCATTACCATTCGTATTATAGGAATTTGAATTTGTAATAGTGGTACCAACTTGTGCCCCATTAACAAATACTCTTATGCTAGTTCCTGAACGGCAGTATGCTACATGATACCAAGTATTAACGGCAGGAGTAAAAGCAAATTGATTATCAAATGCTGTAGCAATTCTTCCTATATTGAAACCAGTAGATGTTCTCCAACAAAAATCGTAGGATCCACTGTCGCCTCCCAAAAATCCTTGATCCGTTGCAATTGAAGCTGGGTACCACCAAAATTCTACCGTAAAACTACCTGTACCAAAATTTAAATTAGCATTACTAGGAACTGTTAAATAATCCCCGGTGCCATCAAAATACATACCGTAATTATCTGCACCAGGTACAGTGAATGTTTTTGGTGTACCGTCAAACGGAACAAATGGACTAACTCTTGTGTCACCGTTTTTTGTGATTGTGCTATTATTATTTGAATTATCAATCAGTTTATTAGATTGACACGTTAACAATATAGTATTGGCCACATATGTTAATGGTGTAGTACTTGGTGTGTTATTCGCAGTATATAATGCGTTACCTTTAATAATTCTTAAATTACTAATAAACCCTGCCCAATCATTAGTAGTGCTACCAAATTGTCTACCAATATATAATCCACTCGGACCACTTGTATATGTTTTAGCATCAGCACCGGATGCTTCTTGTGTTCCGTTAATAAACAATTTAGTTGTTCCGGAAGACCTTGCGGCCGCCACATGCACCCACTGATTTGCTGAAATTGTGTTGTTGCTGGTTAACCAAACAGTTGTACCATCAAATAAATTTAATTTATTATTAGTAGTAATATAAAATAACACACCAACATTACTGGCACCACCTCGGGTGTCAACAATGGCTCGTTGAACTCCAGTATCTGTTCTATAGATCCATGATTCAATAGTAAAGTCGCCTGTACCAAAAGCATATCCTGTATTATTTGAACTTAAATAATCTCCAGTACCATCAAAATTGTTACTGTAATATCCTTCTTTAAAAGGATTAAATTCACTTGGCCTTATGTCTCCAGTAACCACAACTTCATTATTAATTGTACTTAAATCTGTATTAAAAGTGTTTCCGTTTGGCGCAGAATTTGCACTCAATAACAATGAAGCATATTTCCAAAACAAGTCACCAGGAAGATTAATAGTCCAGTTCAAATATAGTGCCGCAGTTCTATTTGTTGTATTTGCGGTTGCAGTTATAATTGATGCATTACTTGCAAGAATAGTTGGTGTACCAGAAATTATACCTGTAGAGGTGTTCATTGATAGACCAGTTGGCAATCCACTTGATGTGTACAATACACCATAACCGGCCGCAGAAGTTGCAGTAACTATTACGTTTGATATATTATAGTTTTGTGTTAAATTATATGATGTATTATTTGCTGGTGATGAGAATGAAACAACATCTGTGTTGATTGTAAGAGAAAATGAACGAACAGAATCTTGATTTTGTGCATCAGATGCTTGTATTGTAAATGAATATGTTGTACTTGAACCATCAACAGGTGCAGTACCTGAAATTGTACCACCAGAACTTAGTGTTGATCCTGAAGGCAAAGAACCAGAAGATAAAGCATATGTAATCGGTTCATCACCGGTTGCAACAACTGTTGTATTGATTGCAGTTGTTTCATACACATTACCCAATGAACCAGCTGCTGTTGTAAATGTTGGTACACCAGAATAAACTAAACCTGGAACAAGAATACCAGTACCACCATTTGCATTGGTAACAAAAACGGTATAACTACCAGAACCTAATGCAGGAGAACTGAATGTTAAACGACCAGAATCCAGGAATGTTACTGCGCCTATCGTAGTAGACCCAACCAAAACGGTTGCACCTGGTGCGAAACCTGACCCATACAAAACGATTGTTTGGCCACCTACTGTGTTTGCTGCGGTATCATTTGTGTCAACATACGAGCCATCAGTTACCGCAAAACGGGTAACAGTAGGTATTAAAAATTGTTGTTGATTAAAATGTTCACCAACTGTAATAAGGCCTGTTGTATCTTTTGCTCTTTTGCCTCTAACACCGGCATTAAACATCAGCTGATCTCCTCAAACGAACACACGGCTTGTAATACACTGTTAGTTCCTGCTGTCAATCTCAATTCATCACCTTCCAACAAATAAATGGAAAGTGTTTTGTCAATGGCTGTAAAAGATGTATCTGCTGCAACTGAAATCGTACTAACCAATCTATATGCAGTTGCACTTCTATACAAATCAACGGTTATATCTGCCGCACTAGTTGCATGAATATTGGAAATAATTAACGAATTGATTTTTAATATTTTACCACTAGATGAAGGATTGTTTGCAATCGAAGTCGCTGATGTTGTTACCGATTGTACTTGTGTATTTCCATTAATTGTTGTTAGTGCTGCTATGTTTGGGTTTGCCATTTTAAATCCTTAGAATCCAAAAACAATTGACATTGCAATTGCCTTTGATAATGATGTGCCGCCTGTATTTGCTTGTGAGAATGCTGCATTGGCCTGAATGAATGCAGCATTTGCGGTGTCTCTAGCATATGTATCCGATCCGCCAGTGTTTGCAGCTGCAAACGCAGCATTAGCTCTATCAAAAGCTAAATTGGCCTTTTCTGTAACCACTGGAACATTACTTAACAATTCACGTACTTGAATTATTGATCCATTTGCTGGAGCTTCTACAAATGTTAACGTAGTTCCTGATACACTATAATCAACTATTGGATTTTGTGTAATACCATTATCAAATACAAGAATACTATTTGCTGTTGTGTTAGCAGATATTGTAAATGTGTTTGTATTTCCATCACCTGTAAAGTTTCTGCTTGTATAATAAATTGATGCACTATTACTAGCGATAACAATTGTGTTATAAGCTAAATTGGCTGTTACAAATGCAGCATTTGCTGTATTTCGTGCGTACTGGTCTGTTGTACCACCGCCACCGCCGGTGTTTGCTTGTGCAAAGGCCGCATTGGCTTGTGCAAAGGCTGCATTTGCATAAGAACTTGCAGAATTGGATGAACCAAAAGCACCGTTGGCATATAGGCCAGCACTGGTTGCTTTATCGTCAGCCGTATTGGCTGTTGCAAATGCAGAGTTGGCATATGAACTGGCTGAATTGGATGCATTGAAAGCAGCATTTGCTTGTGGCCAAACAAAATTATTTGATTGGTTGTAAACTGAGTTTGCTTGGATAAATGCACCATTAGCGTACAGACTAGCTGAATTGGATGAACCAAATGCAGAATTAGATTGTATAAACGCACTGTTTGCGTAACTAGATACTGAATTGGAAGAACTAAACGCTCCGTTAGCATATGTTCCAGCAGAGTTGGCTGCACCAAATGCACTGTTCACATAAGGCAATACATCAATACCTTTAATTGTTATTGTAGTTGATTTTACATTTGCATTAAGTGTTGCAATCTTAAATGATGCATCATTAATATTGATATTGTTATCACCACCAATTTCAGGTGTGTATTCTTCAAACAACTGCCATTCTTTGGTACCAGAATCTCTGATTAGACCAGTGTGTGCATTGGTGCCATTGTTATAATGTGCTGCAAAACCAATATCTAAAATGTCGCCGGTGTAATTTCCGGTACCCATAATAAACAGAGTATCATTTGCAACAATTTGTGTTGAACTTGTACTAAATGTGTTACCCAATACACTCAAGTTGCCTGTGATGGAAACATCGCCAGAAATTGTACCACCAGATGTATTAAATTTTAAATTGGCTGATTCAAAAGCGCCGTTAGCAAAAAGAGCTGCTGAATTGGCTTTGTCAAATGAAGCTTGCGCCAACACATTTGCAGAATTAGCCTTGATAAAAGCACCGGTAGCAAAAGATGATGTGGAGTTGGCTACATCAAAAGCACCATTAGCATATAAACTAGCACTTATAGCTTTACTATCAGCAGTATTAGCAGACGTAAAGGCACCATTAGCATATAAACTAGCACTTATAGCTTTACCATCAGCAGTATTTGCTGCAATAAATGCTCCGTTGGCATATAAACTAGCACTTATAGCTTTACCATCAGCAGTATTGGATGCTAAGAAAGCTCCGTTAGCATACAAAGATGCAGAGTTGGCTGTGTCGAAAGCTCCATTGGCTTGATTAAACGCTGATGTAGCGCTTGAACCAGAATTTGCTGCAGCGAATGCAGCATTAGCATAAGAACTTGCTGAATTTGCAGCATCAAACGCAGCATTCGCTTGTGGCCATACTTGATTATTAGATTGACTAAAGACTGCATTGGCTTGGATGAATGCTGCATTAGCTCTATCGAATGCCGAATTGGAATTGTCCGTAACTACTGGAACATTACTTAACAATTCACGTATCTGTATTATTGTTCCAGTTGCTGGCGCCTCAACAAATGTTAAAGTAGTTCCTGATACACTATAGTCCGTTATTGGATTTTGTGTAATACCATTATCAAAAACAAGAATACTATTAGCGGTTGTATTGGATGAAATTGAAAATGTATTGGTGTTACCATCACCAGTAAAGTTTCTCGTTATGTAATATAGTGCCGCTGTGTTGCTGGAAGTAACAATTGTATCATAAGCTAAATTGGCTTTACTAAAGGCTGCATTTGCTGTACTTCTGGCATATGTATCTGTACTAGAACCACCAGTATTAGCTTGTGCATAAGCGGCATTGGCCTGAGCAAAGGCTGCGTTGGCTTGATTAAACGCTGATGTAGCACTTGAACCAGAATTTGCTGCAGCGAATGCAGCATTAGCATACAAACTTGCGGAATTAGCTGCACCAAATGATGCGTTTGCGTAACTAGAAGCTGAATTAGAAGAACTGAAAGCACCATTAGCAAAAGATGCGGCTGAGTTTGCTACAGCAAATGCTGCATTGGTTCTATCGAAAGCTGCATTGGCATATAGACTTGCGGAATTAGCTGCAGCGAAAGAAGAATTTGCCCCTATAAAAGCACCATTGGCAAACAACGATGCTGAGTTGGCGGTTACAAATGCACCGTTGGCAAAAGATGCCCCACTATTAGCTGTTAAAAAAGCACCATTGGCAAAACTAGAACCTGTATTTGCTACACCATAACTTGCATTGGCTCTATCAAAAGCACCATTAGCAAATGATGCACCAGAATTTGCAGCTGCATATGCATTGTTTATGTAAGGCAATACATCAATATTTTTTATCAATATAGTTGTTGATTTTACATTTGCATTTAACGTTGATATTTTGAATGATGCATCCGTAATGTTAATATTGTTGTTTGAACCAACTTCTGGAGTATATTCTTCAAACAGTTGCCATTCTTTGGTACCAGAATCTCTTATCAATCCAGTATGTGCATTGGCGCCATTATTATAGTGTGCAACAAAACCAATATCAAGTACATCACCAGAATAATTTCCTGTTCCCATAATAAACAGAGTATCATTAGCAACAATCTGTGTGGCACTGGTACTGAATGTATTACCTAGTACACTTAGGTTACCTGTGATAGAAACATCACCAGAAATTGTGCCACCAGATGAGTTGAATTTTAAATTGGCTGTTGTGAAAGCACCATTAGCAAATGCGGCTGCTGAGTTTGCTGCATTGTATCCTGCGTTAGCTCTATCAAATGCACTATTAGCGAAAGTGGCTGCTGCGTTGGCTGTAACGAAAGAACCATTAGCAAATGATCCAGATGAATTGGCTGCATCGTAAGCATTGTTTGCTTGAGTTCTTACCCATGGATCGGTAGCTGTATTGGCGGCATTATAGGCCGCATTGGCTCTATCGAATGCACCATTGGCAAATGAGGCTGCTGAGTTAGCAGTTACAAATGCAGCATTAGCTGTATTTCTTGCATATGAATCTGTACTAGAACTACCAGTATTTGCCGCATTGAAAGCTGCATTAGCAGTTGCATATGCAGCATTAGCTCTATCGAATGCCGAATTGGAATTGTCCGTAACTACTGGAACATTACTTAACAATTCACGTATCTGTATTATTGTTCCATTTGCCGGAGCATCCACAAAAATAATATTGTTTCCTGATACACTATAATCAACTATTGGATTTTGTGTAATACCATTATCAAATACAAGAATACTGTTTGCTGATGTATTGGATGAAATTGAAAATGTATTGGTGTTACCATCACCAGTAAAGTTTCTCGTTATGTAATATAAAGCCGCAGTATTGTTACTGGTAAATATGGTATTGTATGCCAAATTTGCAGTAACAAATGCAGCATTAGCTGTATTTCTTGCATATGAATCTGTACTGCTGGTATTTGCAGCATTATATGCAGCATTAGCCCTATCAAAAGCACCATTGGCAAATGAGGCTGCTGAGTTAGCAGTTACAAATGCACCATTGGCAAATGAACCAGCTATCCTTACATCTTTATTTGATTGGTTGCCAATATAAGTAAATTGCATATTATGTTATTTCTAATAAACTTACAATAACATCTGCTGCTGATGCATTACTGGTTGAAACTTTAAGTACATCATTGGCTTCTAATACCAATTTTTGTTCACCACCAATGGTGATTAAAGAATTACCTGGATCGATGGCCGCCATCTTAACCATATAATAATCTGAACCACCAGATGTTACTATAACATTTGCAGTTATTGCAGTGTTCAATATGTTTGCGATTGTCATACCAATAACTGTAGTAGACACACCAGAACCAGCAGTGTATACGGTTGTTGGTGATGTTCCGACTGCTGCTTGTAGTTGATTTTTGAAAGTATTTGCCATTTAAATTTCCTTATCCTCTATTTATTTCATCAACTAAAGGCGATTGTAAATGCAACAATATCGGCGTTTACATCAAGTGCGGTTGTACCAGTATTTGCCTTATTGAAGGCCGCATTTGCATGAATGTATGCAATGTTGGCTGCCGCAAATGCACTGTTTGCAAAGTTGGATGCTGAGTTAGCAGCTATAAATGCACCATTTGCGAAAGAAAATGCAGAGTTTGCGTATGTACCTGTGGTATTTTGTGCGCCGTATGCGGAGTTTGCTGCAATGAAGGCTGAATTAGCTTGTAAGAATGCTGCAGCTGCACTTACTCTTGCTGTAGTATCTACTGTACCACCCCCACCAGATAACAAATCGCTACTAACACCTGCGCCTGCAGCAGACAAGTCAATATATGCACCACGAACAGAACCACCAGTTTCAAAAATTCTAAGTTTATTTTGATAAACGTCAATTGTTACACCAGCGGACAAAGTTGTATTGGTTTCTGCTTTGTCTAAGAATATTTCACCACCTTCATCTCCACCTTGAGTTAGAGCTCTAAGTGTTCCTGTAATATTCAATTGACCTTGGAATGTGGCACCATTAGTGTTAGCAAGTGCGCTGTTCGCTTTGTTAAATGCTGCGTTCGCTTTATCAAAAGCGAAGCTAGGATCACCACCTGATGTTGAATTGATTGTGATTGTTTTTGTAGTTGTATTCGTGCTGATAGTAATATTGTTACCAGCAACAAAAGACAATGTGTCTGAACCACTTGTGGCTAATATTAAGGAACTATTAGCATTGATTGTGTCAAAAGAAAATTGGTTGGAAATGTATGATGTTCCACCAAGACTGTTTTTGTAATACAGCTTACCATCGGCAAAATTTAACGCCAACTCACCATTAGCCAAGCCTGTTGGTGTGTTTCCTGTGACGCCTGATTTCTTTAACTTTATTGCTGTATTTGACATTTACTTAGAACGATCCGCCATCCTTGATTGGGCCATCAGTATCAATTAAACCGGTTAAGGTTGTTGGTACCACTTCTTTATTTAGCTCATCAATTTTTTTTCTTTTGGCAGGAGGTAGTTGCAAGTAATCAATTTTAGCAATTAATTCATCTATTTTATTATTATATTCACTTTTTTCAGTTTCGTGTTTCTGAATCAATTCTTTAACTGTTTTATCATTTTGTTCAATTAAAGCATTAATTTTTCCGGTATTTTCAGATGCAAGAGCATTGATTTTACCTTCAAATTCTGAACGAACTTGATTGGTTTCTTCTCTTGCTCTAACCAATTCACCTTTAAATGTTTCCACATGAACAGCTTGATTCTTAACACTATCATAATCACGAAACTTACTAGTCAATTCATCAATTTCGGTACGATGTTTACTATTTGATTCGTTAATATCGTTACCTAATTTTGTTACAAGTTTTTCACTTTCTAACAATTTATTTTTTAGTTCTTGAACAGTCGTACTTTCATTTGATGCGTTAGTTTCTTGCAATTCTTTAACGGTATTTTGTAAATCTCCATTAATTTTTACCAACGCATCAATCTTTTCCGACTGTTCTTTCACAACTTCATCAGTTATTTTTGCATTTGCTTGCATTGAGATATTTCGAACCACGCAATCTGTCATTGTGGTTGTCAAAGTCTCAACATAATAATTTAAATACTTATCATTTGCCATATCAAACTCCTATCATAAAAAAATGTATTACATTATATAGTCAGCTTAGAATTGTCCTCCGTCTATTGCTGATGACCACACTGGCACACCTGCATTGGTAACTGTAAGAATTTGATTAGACCATGTTTGATCGGCTGAACCAGATGCAGCTGTAACAGCCAATGCATTTGTTCCATCACCGTATACGATACCCTTTGCAGTGAATGTTGCTGCACCTGTACCGCCTTGTGCAACTGATAGACCAGAAATGTCACCAGCAGTTGCCGCTGTTACACGTCCGTAAGCATCAACAGTCAAAGATGTGATTGTTTTTGCAGCACCTAGTGTACCAGTTAATGTATATCCAGCATTAGCAATAGACTGAATTGCACCTGTGCCATTACCAATCAACATCAATCCGCTAGTGAATGTATTTACACCAGTACCGCCTTGTGTAACAGTTAGGCCAGAAATGTCTGCTGCTGTTGCAGCACTTACACGACCATAATCATCTACAGTCAATGATGTAATTGTTTTAGATGCACTTAATGAACCAGTCAGTGTGTAAGTAACGTTTGCAAGTTCAGACAAAGCACCTGTGCCATTACCAACAACAACTTTACCTGAAGCAAAAGTAGATTTACCTGTACCACCTTGGTCAACATTTAGACCAGAAATTGCTTGGAATGTTGCAGCAGTTGTTCTACCATATGCATCAACAGTTACAGAAGTAATGGTATTATTTTGTGCGCCAGTACCTGTTGGAGTAAATGAACTGTTAGCAAGCACTTTTAATGAATCTGTGCCGTCACCAATGACAATTCCGCCAGCAGTGAATGAACTTGCACCAGTACCACCGTTAGATACTGTTAAATCATCAGTTAAACTTAATGATTTAAGTGTTGTTGCACCTGCAACATTCAATGTACCAACTTGTAATACTGTTGCATTTGCCCATTGTGAAATCAAATTTGATTTCAAGTTTGCTTGACGGAAACTTCCATCAGAAACGTTAATTACGTTACCTGTTGGTTCTACGTTATAATTGTCAAACAAATAGAAGAAACCATCACCAGCATGACGCATCAAACCTGCATGACGGTCTGCACCATTATTGTAGTGGCCATAGAAACCAATATCGACTGCATCAGATGCATTGTTTTTACCAAGTGCAATCAATGAGTCTTCAACAGTAAGTGTTTCAACGTTGTATGTTGTTGATGTACCTAAGATGGACAAGTTACCACTGATGATAACGTCACCATCAATTGTTTGTCTTAAACTTGGTGTATTTGCACGAACAACTGTGTTATCAACATCAATAGTAACTGTATTATCTGTTACAGTTGATGTAAGGCCTGCACCACCAGCAATTGTAAATGTGTCGGTTGCTAGATTAACAACATCAGCTGTACCAGAATCAGCTGCAACAGTCAATGCAGTTGAAATTGTTGACGAATTGGCAATCGTCATAACACGACCGTTTGCGGCTACCTGGATGATAGGTATAACTGTTGAACCACCATATGTACCAGGAGTAAGACCAGCAATTGAATTTAGTGCAGCACTTAATGTTGCATTTGCAGTACCATTAAACAATTGTGCAGAAGCAGTAATGTCACCACCAGTAACATTAATATATCTGTCTGTCTGGAATTGTGTTGCAGAGTTTGCATTACCTGAGAAAGCACCAGTACTTAATACACCACCATCAGAAAAACTAATACTTCTAACGTTTGCGTGGCCAACAAAGATATTACCTGCAGCATCACGTTTAACAAGTGTACCTACAGTATTTGCACTGGTTGCAGCATCAATTGTTGATGTGTAATATAAACCACCGATATTAACAACACCTGTACCAGCAGGTGAACCAATAAACATGGTATTGGATTGATATGAATATGCTAATTCACCGGCTTGCAGGCTACCTGGTACGCCTGTGGTGGTGGAACGTTTAATTCTTAATGAGGTATTTGCGCCTGACATGTTGTTATCCTTTTTGTTAGTTGGATTTAAATCCTATGATCTATTTATTAAAATGTGCCACCGTCAAAACTACTATTTTCTATGACTGGACCCGGAACTTGTTCGATATAACCTAAACCACCAATCGGTATCACATGATTGGTGGTATTTCCAATGAAAAGTGTGTTGGATTTAAAAGAATACGCTAATTCTCCGTCAGCTAATGATAGAGGTGTTGTGTTCGCATACGAACGGAGAATTTGTATTGATGTATTTGCCATTTAAAAGAAACCTGAATCAGCACCTTGGAAAGCCAAATACGTTACTGAATTTGCTATTGCGGCCTGAATTGCTGCTTCTGGAATTACACCAGCAACAGTTTGAACAGGTACAAAACCACCAATAGGAGACACAACAATAGCGACTGGATTTGGCTGTGCCTCAGTAGGTCGTGCTGCAAAAGATATTGAACCAGAGGCTTCATCAGCTTTAATAACTGTGCCATCCAAATCAATTGTGTTACCACTTAGATATAGACTTCGGAATTTATTTGTTCTGCTACCAAGGTCAAATTGTCTAGATGCTGTTGGTAATAAATTACCGTGTACAGGAGTATCAGCACCAAGGCCTTTAGTTGAGAAAGTTTTGGTTTGTGAGTTATAGACAATTACATCACCAGTGTTTGCACCTTCCAAAGAAAGGTCAGTAAGACTCCTAAGTGTTTTGGTGCCATAGGATAATGTCTGTACTTTAGTTTTCTGGCCTTCAACTCTAACTTTTACGGTTGCTGGTTGTCTAACAGTTACGGTTGGCATGTTATTCCTTTAAAATACTGTAACTTGGGGTAAGACATTCACAACTCCTTCTAAAACCCGTATAACTGTGTTAGAAGAATCTTTAATGAGTACGTCATATACATAACGGCCAGCAGAAATGTTTGCGGTGTTTGCATATGGTAACGATAATAGTATGATACCTTCTGTCGGATCATTTACTGTTACTACAAAATTTGCTGTTGTACTACTAGAATAATATGATTTTTTCATGGCAGCTTTTATTTGACTACCAGTTAGAGTGAAAGGTGAACCATCGGCCTGGTCCAAAGAGATGGACGTACTAAAGTTTGAACCTTGTTCTAAAAATAATTCTTGGTAACCAGCTGGCATTGTTTAACCCCTTTTGGAGGTATTTATACTGAAAGGAAACGCTAAAAAGTAAAATCACTTTTTGGACTTTTGGAGCTGCCGGAGAAAATTCTTGGGCCGGAACGCAAAAATTCGAAATTTTAAGATTTTGGGTATTTGTCTTTGATTTTCTTAATTTCACTTTTCCATGTATCAAAACCATTATGATACAATATGTCTAATTGTTCGGAAATAGAAGGATATTCACCAATTCGTTTCTCTGTGTATGATAGTTGAGACAATCTGGTTTGTTCTGCCTCATCTAATAAACGTTGCATCTCATCGGCATTAATTTGAATAAAACCACTGGGAATAGTATCATCTTGAGAACCATCTAGTTCATATGCATATATGTTATTTTGTAAATCTTTGTAGTATTTCATATTTTATCCTTAACGAAGTTCCCACCATACAAGAATTGTTGGGTTTCCAACAGTTTTTTCAGCCCTATATGTTGCACCATTTGGAACAATTAATGTGAATGGCATATAAATTGATGGTGTTGCGGCAGAACCTACACCAATATAAGAAATTGCTGTACCATTTAAATAAAAAGTTACATAAGAATTATTCACCGCAACAGTTTGAAATGTCGCAAGCACAACAATTGGTCGACCTGTACTATTCGTGTATGTTGTTGCTAATGCTCTAGATTGTGATGACCATGTTTGCCCGACACCAATAGAAACACTTTCAGTTGCAGAGGTCAGAAAACCAGCACCATTAGTCAACTGATTGGTATTAGTTGGTATTGATGGTTTATTACTTAAATCACTGTAAGAACCAGATGTTGCAACTGTTGCAAGACTTGGCTTATTTAAAATTTGTGCGAGACCGGTAGTAGCATTCCAGTCAGCATTTACTAGTGTAGGTCTTCCGGTCAAATCTCCGTATGCTCCGCTTGTTGCTACAGTTGCTAAACCAGAAACTGCACCTGCACCAATTGCAATTGCAACGTTTTCTGCACCAGTAACTCTACCTTTTGCATCAACAGTTACTTTTGCAACCGAACTTGCAGTACCATATGTTGTTGCAGTTACACCTGAATCAGCCAATCTTGCTACAGGTAATGTACCTGAACTGATATTACTAGCATTAGTTGTGTCTGTAGTTGCTGAATTTGCTAATCCTGAAACTGCACTAGAAGAAATTGCAATTGCAACGTTTGCTGCGCCAGTAACTCTACCTTTTGCATCTACTGTAATTGCAGGAACTGCTGATGCTGAACCAAATGAACCAGTATTAACACCAGCATTACTCAGTCTAGCGTCTGGCAATGTGCCTGAACTGATATTACTAGCATTTGTTGTGTCTGTAGTTGCTGAAGCTACAAATGTTGGATAACCAGTGATTTGAGAAGTTGCAATTTGTATGCTAACGTTGGCCGCAGATTTAATCCTACCTTTTGCATCAGTAACAATCGCAACAGTCTTGGCCGCATCACCATAATAGTTTGCCGCAGTCAAAGAACCTTGGTCAGGTAATCTTGCATCAATAAATGTACCACTAGTTACTTGAGATGTGGATATACCAACAGTGGTGTTTGAACCAGCGGTGATTCTACCTTGTGCATCAACAGTGATTGTTGGAATAGCTGCACCTGTTCCATATGTTGTTGGTGTAACAGCCGTATTCTGAAGAACTGACGGCGTAATCTTTGTTGTCATTTAATTTGTCCCTTTAATGTTTCCATTTCAGCTTTCAACTCTTTAATTTGTTTTTCAGATTCCAAAAGTCGTTGTGCAAGTTTCACACATGCAACTAAAGCTGCATTTCCGTATGCTACAGACAATTCACCTTCTTCATTCTCCATAACAGCGTGTTCCATAATTGGACGCAAAGATTGTGCCGAAACACCAACTTGAGTGCTTACTTGGTCTGTACGGTCATAGATACCGTGTTTAACTTCTGCAAGTTTATCAACAAAGTTTTCTGGAAGTTCACGCCAATTTGTTTTAACACGTTCATCCGAGAAGGCGGTGATGTTATTCAACATCGTCAATGCACCGGCGCCAGTCATCGAAAATGCGTTGTTTGATGCGGACCAACCACCAATCACAAAATTGCTGGTATTGGATAATCCCATATTAATAGCGTATGCGCCAGCTCTATGGAATGACATAACCGCAGGGTATGTTGTGTCACCTCTTACGGACAATGAAACATCATTTGCAAGATTAATATCAACAACATTGCCAACTTTACTAGCCAACAAACCAGTCATTGTGCCGCCAGCAATTGGTAATGCATAAGTTGAATAATTTGCACTATTTAAGTAGTTTACCCAACTACCATAAACTCCATTTTGAACATTTCTTGTTCTAAGATTATTTGCATTACCTTCCCATCCCCATGCAACTTGAGTTCCCCATGCATTACTACTATTATTGTGCCTATAGTTATCTTGGAACCACCATCCAGTAGCGGGAGCATTAGTGCCTCCGTCTACATCACCGACTATTCGTACACTGCCAGCAGTAGTGTTGGTAAAATCTGTGTTCCAATTTCCAGAACTACCAAAACGTAAATTATAACTTTGATTTGAAAAATTAGATGTTCCACCATTAGCCGATGCAGAACCTGCTGTTGTTGCAAAAAGTACTGATTTGTTTGCATCTGCTGTATTATCAACGCTACCTAAACCAACATCAGTCTTTGTATAGGTTGGTCTTGTTGCAGCTTTTGCCCATGCATACACATCAGAAGCAACTGCTGCGGTACCTGCGTTTGTTGCATATTTAACACTTAATTCAGCTGTTTGATATGTTGTGACATTTGCACTTGATCCAGCGCTATTTGAAGCCATTACATAAAGTGGACTCGCTGCAATTTTTTCATGTCTAGATGAAACTAAAGTTTTTACAATAGTATTACCTGATGCATCAGTACGTACAAGTGAGTCAGCAGTTGCGTTGGTATTAGCTGAGTTTATTGAAAGTAATCCAACCGTACCTGCATTACCATCGATGTTTACACCAGTTAATGTTTGTGATGCACTTGCACGATTTAATGCAATCGCAGTTGTACCCACGTATACTGTTGAAAGACCAAGTGTTGCACCTGGAATTGTACCAGTAGTTAGTTTATCCGCAGATAACGATGTTATAAACGATGGATTTGCATAAGTGCTTGATGTATACACACCATTTGTTACTGTGCCTGCATTACCTGTTATACTGTGTGCAAATGTCCAACCAGAGTTTGCTAAATTATGTACATATGTTCCAGTTGCCAATGAAGTATTTGCAGTCGCTTTGTCAATTGTTTGGCCAATAACTTGACCAGTAAATGTGCCACCAGTCTTTGGCATCTTACCAGATTCTAAAGTATCGATAGCATTTTGAATTGTGCCTGTTGTAAGAGCACCTGTTCCTGGTCCGTATGTAATATTGTTTGCAAAGTATTCATATACTGCATAACCATCAACTTCGACCAATATTTTATCATTAACAACTGGTGCAACATTCATTGTTAATTTAGAAGTACCAGAATTTAGAGTATACTCAGATTCTAATTGACGAACACCGTTAATATACACTCTGACCTGGTTGGCTTGACTGAATGTTGGTGTGTCATATTGTGTTGTTGTGCCATCACCAGTGTAAGACAATCTATTAGATGTAATTCTAGTACCAGGTTGTGTACCTGCACCGCCTGCACCAGCAGCAGTCCAGTAGAAATTGCCTGCACCACCAGTTGCAAGAACATAACCTGAAGTTCCACTTGCTGTACCTGTAGCACCAGCAACCAGTGCATTAAATGCAGCTGCAAGTGATGTTGATCCTGTACCACCAGATGATGCCGATATAGGAGTTCCTGTTACTGTCAATCCAGTAAATGACGGAGTTGCAGTTGTTTGTAAATCTTGTGATGTACTAATTGCCAGTGTGTTTGCACCTGTTGCATGAATTGCAATACCGTTATTAGATGTAAATGTCAACGATGCACTTGTTGGTGATATTGAACCTCTTGTGCCTTTAATCTCAGCAGTTGCTGCATTGGCTTTACCAAATGCTGCGTTCGCCTGTGCAAATGCAGGTGCAATCTGTGGACCAACATTGTTAGCGGCCGCAAAGGCAGAATTTGCATAAGAACTTGCGGAATTTGCAGCACCAAATGCACCGTTAGCATAAGTTGATGCAGAGTTTGCGTCACGGAATGCACCGTTAGCATACAATGATGCTGAATCTGAACGACTTCTTAACCAATTATTTGCTGATATGATATTATTATTTAAAGTATTCGCAGCAGTTAATGATGCAGCTTTTGTACCATCAGTAGTTGATATAGAATCACTAATTTGTTGTTCAGTAATGATTCTATAATATGTTCCAGTATCAACATCATTCAGATCAAAATAATTGTCTGTTTCATTCCAACGAATAGATGCATTTGATGCAACTCCATTTGCTGCACCATTTGCTGTTCTAAAAATACTAAATTTTGATGTTTGATTTGGTGTTCCTTGACTTATTATAAACTCACTTGAGTTAAATACTGTTCGTCCATTAAGTGTAAAGTTACCAGCAATACTTAAACCACCTTCACCAACTTGTAAATTATAAACTCTTGCTTCGGCATTTTCAGCATCAATTAATTCTGAAACTCTAACATTTGGAGTATAAACATCAGTATTTGCTCTTATTGTTCTTGATGTTATTGTGTCAGTTCCCCAAACATTTACTGTATTAACACGAGAATTTGCTTGTAATATATCAGTGAATGTGATACCATATACAGACAATGTGCTAGTATTAATGAATGAGTTTGCTTGAAGTTTATCTGTGTATGTGGTATCATACACAGATAATATATTGGTGTTTGCAGATGTATTGGCTTGAAGTTTATCAGTAAATGTGGTACCGGTAACAAAAGCTGTTGCTGTATTTGTTGATATATTAGCCTGTACAACATTGGCATACACTGTCCATACGATAGATGCGTTGGATGTGTTAGTCGATGAATTAGCTTGTAATCTATCGGTAAATGTGGTACCAGTAACTGATAATGTTCCAGTATTGGCTGATGTATTAGCTTGTAAAACATCCGTGAATGTGCTACCAATTACAGAAGCTGTTATTGTATTGATGTATGTGTTTGCTTGCAATACATCGGTAAATGTGGTACCAGTAACTGATAATGTTCCAGTATTGGCTGATGTATTAGCTTGTAGAACATCCGTGAATGTAGTACCGGTAACAAAAGCTGTTGCTGTATTTGTTGATATATTAGCCTGTACCACATTTGCATATAGAGTGTGTATAACTGATGCGTTAGATGTATTAGATGATGTGTTAGCTTGTAATACATCAGTAAATGTGGTACCAGTTACAGAAGCAGTTCTTGTGTTTGTAGATATATTAGCCTGTACAACGTTGGCATACAAGGTGTGTATAACGGACGCATTGGCTGTATTGGTCGATGTATTGGCTTGTAATACATTCACCCAAGCTGTGCCACTTACACCAACAGATGTTGTAGTAACATGTGCATTGGCCTGAATTGTTGCTGTAAGTATACTTGTGTTTGCTTGTACATCATTAGTGAATACTTTATTGTTTGCAGAAAGTGTACCAGTTAAAATACTAGTATTTGACTGAATTCTGTTTGTAAATAAACTGTTGTATATTGAAGCATTAGAAGTATTAACAGAATTGTTTGATTGTAGTGTTTCTGTAAATGTTCCGCCTACTACAGAAATGCTTCCACCAAATCGTGAATTGTTTGCAACTCTTAGTGCTGTGTCTGATCCTAAAACATGTAATACATTACCAACGTTTGCAGTTCCTGTTGTTGAAATACTTAAACCTGCATTTGAGAAATAACCTTGGCCTTGTACATTCAAATTGTTTTGGATACTTGCAGAAGAACCAATACCTGTTACCGAAAATACTTTCTGTATAATGACATTGCCGTTTGATTGTAGAGCTGTCTGTGAATTCTCTGAAAGAAATAATGTTCCAGAATCTTTGACATAGTTTTCTTTGGCAAGAATATTGTTTTCGGTAACCAGATTGTTGGTTGCAACCATCCAATCACCAAATGTATTGGCATAACTTAATGAGGATACTGTATTAGCCATTTTAACCTTTTTCTAATAGTTTTAATAACAAACTTTTTATTTCTGTTATATCTTCTCTGAGTTCTTTGACTTCAGACTTAATGTTATTTATTTCATTTTTTTGAGACTCTAGTGCTCGGCGCTTGTTCAAATATTCATCCAAACCATTTTTATCCTGGTTTATGATTGCACCACTCCTGGTATCTCTGACCAATTTTGTTCCTTCAACCCTCAAATATGTCATAATCAACCAATCGAACTATTGATATTTGAAGGTAATGCAATACATCTCATATCTGTCAAGTAAGGTACGATAGTTTTATCTGTGGTCAACAAAACAATTTTGATTGCAAACTGATTGAATGAATTATATGTTTGGCCATTATTTGTGGATTGGTAAGAAATATATCCTTGTTCAACACCATTGGTGCCTGGAGCAAATGTGAATTCATACAAATCTTCTCTATTTTTAGAATATAGTGTGTTTGAATTCTTTGTCTTAGTCATTAATTGCCAAGAACCATCATCAAAACTTTGTGTATCGTTTCTATTTAATATTTTATAGTATACCAATATATCCGTATTAACTGGACGGTATGCTGATACATACACACTCAAATCACCAGAGTCGAATCCTGCATCTAGTACGACTTTCTTAGTTATATAACGTGTTGCTGCTGGTCCGCCATTTTTTGATGTTTCTCCAGCAATAATTGCGGATGCACCTGATGCGGAACCTCCAGAAACATTAATTGAAACAGTTGGAGTCTCAATGTATCCTGAACCTGTATTTGTAAAATTAATTTCTGTAATTACACCACCAACGATAACTGGTGTTGCATAAGCTTGTTGTCCGTTTTCACCTGTTGGTGCAGAAATAGAAACTGTTGTGTTACCTGTAGCATATTGAGTGCCGCCAGAAACAATTGAAATTAAACTGTTTGATAATTCACAATTATTAATATTGTATTGTATTGCAAATAAAGATGTTCCTGCATCAGACACCACAGGAGACACAGCATCATCGGTTGAAGATAATTGTGCATACAATGAGAATGATGTGTCTGAATTTGCACTCAACAATCTTTCACCCTGATTATCATCCAAATGAATGTGGTCATACATTGTTGTTCCATATTTACCTGGATTGATGTATTCTGCACTCGTTGAAGCACCGGTCTGTAATGTTGCACTATAATTATAATTAATTGAAGTGGCTGATGGTATAAAATCTGTTGTTGTTACATTAAATGCATCAATCAACGAATCAGTATTTGTAACTGTTCCAATAGTATTGGTCATGGTATTTGCATTACTATAATAATCGACTTTATTTTCCAACAATGTTCTTTGTGGTAATTTTTTCGGAACAACCATTCTAATAGTAGGTGTTTTGGTTGTATCAAATTTAGCACGTTCAATCGTAAACATCATACTTTGATTTTGATCTGCGGTCCAAGTTTGTGAGTTTTGTGATATAAACAGAGCACCAACATATGGTGCTGTGGAAATTTTTGTAATTGAACTTGGATAAGGATCAGTTGAAAGATTCTTAACTGATGATGCTAGTGCTGTGTCACCATTTGATGCTGTCCATAAATTATATTCATTTGAAGAAGACTTTACGATAAATGAGTAAAGTGTTGCAGGCTGAATATAAACTGGTGAATCGAATAAAAATTCTGTATAAGTTGTTGAATCTAGATATTGTGGTGTGTCGGAAACTTTTATTTGATATGCTGGTAAAGTAACGATTGAATTATCCAATGTTGTACCATTTGGATATCCATTTAATGTTCCAACAATAGAAAGTGTTACTGGCGCAGTATCCGTTGCTGGTTTTGAAGAAAAGAATAATCTAATAGAAGATATGTATGCACCATTAGGATAATTTGCTGCATCGATAATAAATGTTTGTGCAACAGGATCGTATGGTGTATAGTAAATACTCTTAGTTACATTTGCTTGTGTAGACAGTGTTACTACATCTCTTTTATTTACTTGTGTGAAAGTATCTTTTGCCCCAGCTGGAGATGCACCAAAATCAATATTTTGTTTATTGGTTTGCAATCCTTGTGCATAGAAACTACCTTCTGCAAATGTTGTTATTGTTCCTTCATTTCCATTTATACGGTTATCCATACGAAACACTCTTGTGCCTGTATGGAATGTATTTGGTGGCACAGTAAATATACCATAGAAACTACCTTCTTCATTGGTTGTAAATGTACCAATGGAATAAATGTCACCAGCTGCACAAGTTATAGCTGTATCTAATGTTACAAGTTTTGTTACTCCGTTATATGAAGAAATGTTTGCAGAAGATCCTTGGCCAGTTCCTGAAGTTATATACAAAGTTTGGCCAACATAAGTTGTATTTGAGGTGGTTGCTAATGCAGAAATTGTTACTGTAGTTGTACTATTAGCACTTCTAATTAGTCCACCAAAATGTGTTTGACTAGCAAAAGTTCCGTAAGCTGTCCTACCTTGATAAACACCATCACCATTGAAGTTTGCATTTTGTAGTACAAGTGAGTTATGATATGTGGTTGTTTTTCCATCACCAGCAACATACAATCTCATGTTGTTTGTGGTTGGATAATCATATATTCCAATAACAACACCTGTTGGTGTAAATGTTCCAGATGAATAATAACCAATAACATCATTTTGTTCGAATGTTCCAGTAACATCAGTTAATTCAATAATATTTGTTTTTCTCACATAATTATCAACACCGATAGTATCAAAGAAACTAAAAACTTGAGTGTTATACAACATGTTTGTTGCGGTAATTGCAATCTCTTGTTTTCTCATCCAAGGAAGAATACTAATATCCGTCACATATCCGTTGTTTAATGAATATGTATTGTCCAATTGAGTGTAATTACCCAATATGTTATTTTGAGTTTGGTTAGCAACATTTTTATAAGTTGATGTTGTTGTTGTTTCTGTAACATGTTCTGTATATCCAACATTTCTACCAAATGGACCATCAAAAGCACCATGATTTGGAACATTTCTGCTAGATTTACCTGTTACAGCAGAGGTTGATTTTATCAGAGTACTTGTTCCAGATACAGTTTGCCAGTCGCCAGCACTCAATGTACTTATTGTGTCTGAACTTTGCCATATGTGTAAATTGGGATCAGTAATCAATAAAGAAGGTGAATATGTCGTATCAACCCAATTATCAACGTTTGGAGATAAAGATATTGTGCCTTTTGCATTTGAGACGGAGAAAGGATTTAAATTAACTTTTCTACTTGCTAATTTTTGTGAAGCCATATTTGTTGAAGTATATGGCAACATAAAATAGTTTGTAAATCCATTAGTACTTCTATAAAAATTCAAAGAAGAAATGTAAGTTGGTGATGGATTATTCAAGTTATAAACCAAAGCCAAATTTTTCAATGGATAATTTGTTACTACTTGGCTCGCAGTCATTCGTTTTGTTCTGCGATTAATGGATGCACCAAAATCTGTTATATTAGCATCCGAAGCTGAATAACCAGAAAAATCATCAACCATAATACCATTTTTAAATCGATTTAATCCATATGCATCAGAAATTTGCAATGAGTTGGCGTTTTGTTCTAATACATTAAGTGCTGTATAATATTCAATACGATTAATCCTGTTGTCTAGACCAGCAATATCCGACATTGTATAACGGCGATGTTGAGTTTGTTCAATAGATAAGTCTGATAATCCAGATACCAATTCCGTTGGAAGGTAACTTGTAAAAGGTCTGTGCGTAATACTTGCGAGTACTAAACAACCATCTGGTTCATTCGGCAGTAACGGATTCAGTGAAGGCGATCCTTCAATAATCTGCAATGATTTATCTTTAGTTAAAATTAATTTATCTTTACGGCCAAGATAGTAGGAGTAATCACAGATGAAACTTGAAGAATCTACAGGCAATAAGAAACCAAATCTTGAGTCTGATGGATTGGAATAACGGAAAACAAAATTTGTTGTGGCATTTTGTCTAGCTGGTCTAAAATCCAAACAATCTCTTAATGAATATGTTGTACCATTTTTACTGGTATATGTTGGAATTTCTCTATAATCATCTGGTGAATTTGAAAGATCAATATAAGACTTTTTATTGAAATAACCATCGCCACCTGAGTGCTTGTAATAGTCTACCAACACCAATAAATTACCAGCTGGCTTTGCAGCACCAGGTTTTAATGTAATTGATGCATGGTCATAATAACCATCTCTTTGTCCGTTATCAAACAAATATCTATTTGTAACATCATATGTTGAATTATCAAACATTGATGTTATTGGTGTTGTACCTGAAGATTTGGTATCAATAATTTTCCAAATTCTTTTTACATCAGAAAGATATAAAGATTGTTTTACACCTGGATTTGCAATACCAGCATTTTGTATATAAATTTGACCAGTAGAAGAACCACTATCATCAACATAAGTATACGTATTTACTTGTGTTCCTGCAGTGGCCATAACAATGTTTGCATTTGCATTGACCAAATTTTTAATTTTTAAAACTAAGCCTGAATTTGTTGCAACTGGCACATCAACTTTAAATATAATTGTTGCAGTAAATGCAGTTAGATCAGCAGTTGTAGTTTGTAATGTTGCAACAGATAAATCACCATTCATTGCGATTGTTCTAGGAGATACCGACCAGTTAACAATGTCACCTGCTGCAAACTTTGAATTAGATTGTGCATTTGTCACAATGATTGTGAAATTTTCTCTAACCAAATCTGCACTAAGAGTGGTGTTTTCTGTGCCAATATGTTTGATAACACCCAAATAACTTCCATCCAATGGTAATGTTGCAGACAGTGTGCTGCCCGCAGCACCGAAAGAAACACCTTTAATTTCTATAAAAGATGTATATGATGAATCAGTAATACTAGCAACATATGGTAAGCCTATTGGAAATATTAATTCTGGTTTATTTGGATTTTCGAAAATTGCATCACCAGAAGGTAAACCATTTTCTTTTCCTGTATCATCTATTTTCGCTTTGCCATATACAGTGTAATTACTGCTATCAATTTGCAGCATAGATTCCACATCGGCAGTATTGAAATTCAGTACAAAAGTTGATGTAGCATCTGGTGTTACACTCCAAGACTTATTTACAGTTGCAGTTCTTGTAGAGCCAACGTATGCGGTGATTGTTCTTGTTTCACCCGCATTTGTTCCTGCTGTGATTGAAATGTCAACACCAACATAAGCATCATTGAATGAAGATGTTTGTCCGTTTGTTGCTGGTAGAACTACAGCTGTTGAGGTTGCTGAAACAAGTGTACCGGTTAAAGCTTGATTCTGTAAGTCATATACCATTGCCTTGAAAATATGCGTATTTGCATTGGCTGTTGGTGCGCTTTGATAATCTAAACCACGAATATAACCTCTAGACACCAATGTAGAATTATAGGTTGTTGCGTTGGCTGTATGTACATTATTTGATGAAACACAATGAAAATCTACTGTGTTTGATGATGTTACATCAAATGTCTTTGAGTTTGCACCATGCACATTTGACACAATAAAATAACTACCATAGTTTATAACTGTTGTATCATTTTGCTTTTCCGCTTGTGTTCTTGCACGACTTGACGTCAAATTAATTGGTGATGGATTCTCCACACGATAACCATGCACATACGCAAGGCCTTTACCAACACCCAAAAGATAATTGTCATCATTATCTGGATCAATTTTTGGTGTCAAAGTAAAATCGTTGATGATATAATCACCATTCGTTTCATAATCACGTTTTGCAAAATAGTCATCGATTACTGCATAAACTGAACCATCAACCATTTTGAAAACGTTACCATCTTCAATGCGAAGCAATTCAATGAAGAATTGGTCATCACCAAAATACAATGGCTTTGACGTAAGATCAAGACTGATTACATATCTGTCTGCGCCGGGTGCTTGGTAGTTTGATGCACCAACTGCAGGATCCAACAACGATGCATCGTTTGCATAGTCATAAATTGTTTCAGTAATTTCCAAACCAACCCTTTTGGATGGTGTACTGTCATACTTACTTAATATGATTGTTGTTGGCTCGATTTGTACAAAGTTACCAAGAACATAGAAAACACCTTTAGCAATAGAAACTACAGAAGATTCTCCTGTTGAACCATTTGTAATTGCTTGACAAGTTTTATTAGAATTTACATCATAGATAATGTCATTGTCAGTGAAACGTGTACCTGATTTATAAACAACAATCAATGTTGGTGGATCACCCTCATCTGCGGTGCCTGTTGGTTGTGCAACTGCAACAACTTTGGCTTTGATTGTTCCTGATGCATTGGTTAACAATAAACCATCAAAATCGGTAACATCAATTGTTGCACCATTGTAGGTGGTTTGTAGTTTAATATAAAAACAATTGAAATTGGTTGTTATTTGTCCGCCAGTTACTGGAGAATTTTCTTTGAATATATTATTGGCAAACTTAGTAATCTGATCCTGTAGAATCGTTTGTGCCTGTGTTAATTCTCTGGCCTGTACAGCCTTACCTGGTTTGAATAAAATTCGATGAAAGTTTTTCGTATCATCGAAATCATCATAGTAAGGATCAACGTTAAAATTTAGAGCCATTTTTTTCCCTTAGAAACCTAATACAAATTTGAGTTGTTCTATTCCGTCATCACTTCTTTGAACACCAGTTCTATTTTCAATATATGCCACATGGCCAGAATAAATTGCAAAATTTGGAAGACTGTATGATAGCACAATTCTTGATGACTTTGATGTTTGACCGAAAATAGGACTATTAATCACTGGAACACCTTTTGTATTTATTAACTTTAATAGGTTGGTCGATTGATTAAAATACAAAACTGTTGCAGTAAATGATGGATTACTAGAGTCACCTTGATAAATGACTTCATCCATATCAAAACCAATATCTGAACCTGCAGCAACGACAATATCTGTTGTTGTGCTATATGCGATACCATTTGCATATACTGGATTATATTGTTTGGTTGTTGGATTAACTATTATACCCAACTGATGAAAGTCTATGTCTGTTGGCAATAAACCACCTTCATCACCTTCAAATTCACAAGTCATCATAACATGGTCGCATCCCAATTCAGAGACTGGATTAAAACCGTGGCCACCAACAGGTGAAGTTGCCGCTGTTAAAATTGCATTTGCACCAAAACCAGATCGAATGGTAACATTTGCATAAGTGTAATTACCACCAGGATTAGTAACCACAATATCGGTTATTACACCAGATTGTACATTTGCGGTTGCAGCTGCACCTGTTCCGTCACCTGTTATGATAATTTCTACTACGGAGTTACCAGGATCGTATCCTGAACCACCATTAATGACGTTGATAACATCTAGACTACCTGCACCGGCAGATGTGATTAGAGGGTTTGGTGTGTTTGAACCAATTGCTACTGGCATCCATTCTCTGTCCATGAATTTCAGTTTTAGGCCTGTATCAATGGTATACATGAACTTCCATTTATAATCATCTTCACCTTGGAACATTTTGTTTGCAGTATATGTACCTGGTTCAAAGTATGGTTCAGATGTTGATGGTTCACCATTATTGTTCCATAAACATTTGAAAACTTGGTCATATTTGTTTTTCACATAAAAAATTTGTGTAATATAACCGTTTGCATCTTTCTCAAACATATCAACATCATCTTGAAAATAGTCATATACTATTCCCGAAGTCCAATCTACACGCTGAATGACTGGTGATATATCGTTTGTCTTTATTTTCTTTACAATAAACATATTCTTGTACACCTGCTTGAGTGATTTCAAGTCGGTTGCAGGAACAGGTGGGTTTATATTATCATCCCAAGGCAATGGTTTTGCTAGAAAACAATAGAACACATTGATTGGTTCAGTCAAATATGGTGGCACCACGGCCACCGGTGCATAGTACATCAGTTCTATCTGAGAAACTTTTGAACCGTTTGTGAGAATATTTTTATTTGCCATAGTGTTTTATTTATTATGAGAAAACAACGGATACGAATGTATTTGCTAAGTCACCATCAATGCTAAAGAATTTCAAGTATGCAGAACTTGTTGCTGGAATAGTAAATGTTGTTGAATTTGTTGTTGAATTCAGTGCTGTTAATCCATGAGTCACCGTGCGGCCTAGGCCGCCAGTATTAACCAACCACACTTCAACTACTTTACCAGTGACAAAGTTACTATGTGAAACAGTCAAGTCTGCGACCAAGTTGGCTTTAATCATTGAATCAGTTGCGTAATTAATTGTAATTGCTGTTTGATTGCCAGCAGGTATTCTTGGTGTATAGATAAAACCTTTTTCTGGTTTAACTACACCAGAAAATTCTGCTGAATCACCATTCAATGTCAGAATGTTTACCAGTGTATTTGAACCGACTGGACAATTCCAGAATTGAATTTGTG